TGTAATCTCGATATCGAGATTACACTTGATAAAAACACTTTGAAGATCGACGGCCACGTTAAGCGTGACGCTAACGATGACAAGAACTATCTCTTCAAAGGAATCGCTGAGCGCCCGTTCAGCCGTGCTTTTACTCTTGCAGACACCGTTGAAATCAAGAATGCTGAGCTTATCAATGGTATGCTTCGTGTATGGCTTGACAACATTCTTCCAGAGAAGAAACCGCGTAAGGTAAATATCACTGAGCCGAGCGAACCAAGCCAAGGTTCTTACGGCTACCTTAGCGAATAACATAAAATAAAAGACTAAATCTTAGGGGACTTCGGTCCCCTAAGTAGTTGACACCTCATGCATGATGGTGTATAGTGGTACTAATTATATCATAGGAGTTTGAATGTCGTTTTATACTTCAGTCCATCGTATGGGTGGCAGCATTTTGTACCGCGGTTATACTGACAACGGCACCCGCATTCATGAAAAGGTAAAGTTTGCACCAACGTTCTTTGTGAACACGAGTGCTGACCGTTGGACCGGCGAGTGGACTGCTCTTGATGGTACTCGTGTTGAACCGATCAAATTTGGATCTATCAACGATGCAAAAGAGTTTATCGAGACAAACGGTGATGTCGATAACTTTAAAGTCTTTGGTAACAACAACTACGTTGCACAGTTTATCAATGAACGGTTTCCAGGTAACATTGAAGCAGATCTTCGCCATGTTGCAATTGGTAACATCGATATCGAAGTTCAATCTGACGACGGCTTTCCATATCCCGAACAAGCAGCATATCCTGTTACTTCTATCACCATGAAGAACAGTAAGAGCTCAATCTACCATGTATGGGGATTGAAGAACTACGATGCATCTAAGTGTGAAACCGTACCTGAAGGCTGTATGGTTCGTTATGTCAAGTGCGCAAACGAAGGTGAACTTCTCATGAAGTTTTTGACCTACTGGGAAGAACACTATCCAGATGTTATCACCGGTTGGAACGTAAGACTCTTCGACATTCCGTATCTCATTAATCGTATTAAGCGTCTTCTCAATGAGGATTGGGCAAAGAAGCTATCGCCTTGGAACATCGTAAACTATCGCCAGATCGGTGTGAAAGGTAAGTCTCTTGACGCTTACGAGATCTATGGCGTGCATCAGCTCGATTACATGGATCTGTTCCAGAAGTTTGGATATGTGTATGGGCCACAAGAATCGTATTCGCTTAACCATATCTGCCATGTAATCCTCGGTGAGAAAAAGCTATCGTATGAAGAGTACGGTTCGCTTCATAACCTTTACGAACAAGACCATCAGAAGTTTATCGACTATAACATTCGCGACGTTGTTCTTGTTGATAAGCTTGAAGAACAAACTGGTCTTCTCGCCCTTGCGCTCATCATTGCATATAAAGGTGGTGTGAACTATCCAGATACTCTTGGCACCACAGCTATCTGGGATTCGATCATCTATCGGTATCTGAGTGAAAAGAAGATTGCTATTCCGCCATCAACTGAAAAGCATCGTCCAGAGTATCCTGGTGGTTATGTGAAAGATCCTCAGGTTGGCCGTCACGAGTGGGTAGTATCGTTCGACTTGAACTCTCTGTATCCGATGACAATTGTTCAATACAACATGTCGCCTGAAACTATCGTTGAGAACGCTTCGTATGGTATGCCATGTGATGTAGACTTCTACCTGAAAGGTGTTGAGCTACCACAAGAAATCAGAGACATGAACGTAGCCGTTGCTGCAAACGGTGCAATGTTTAGAAAGGATAAACAAGGATTCCTTCCCGAGATCATTGAGAGCTACTATGCTGAACGTAAAGCAACAAAGAAGAAGATGCTTGGTGTAAAGCAGAAGTATGAAGAGACTCATGCTGACGATCTTAAGCGTGAGATGAACCAGCTTGACAATACTCAACAAGCAATTAAAATTCTTATGAACTCACTTTATGGCGCTTTGGGTAATAAATACTTCAGATACTTCGATATTCGTATTGCAGAAGGTATTACTCTTTCTGGTCAGCTATCTATTCGTTGGGCTGAAAAGCACATGAATATCGCCATGAACAAGATCATGAACACCACCGCAATTGATTATGTTCTCTATATGGATACAGACTCGCTGTATCTTAACATGGCTCCACTTGTCAAGCAAGTAAAACCTGCAGATGCTGTAGCCTTCCTCGATAAAGCATGTGACCAAAGGTTCGAAAAGGTTCTCGAGAATGCTTATGGTATTCTCTTTGAACAACAGAACGCCTTTAAGAACACAATGGTGATGAAGCGAGAAGCTATTGCTGATGCTGGTATCTGGACAGCAAAGAAGCGGTACATCCTCAACGTTCACAACTCAGAAGGTGTTCAATACGCCGAACCTAAACTGAAAATCATGGGCATCGAAGCTGTGAAGTCTTCTACACCAGCAGTTGTTCGTGGTAAGTTTAAAGAAGCTTATCGTATCATGTTGAGCGGTTCTGAAAGCGATCTTCAAAAGTTTGTGTCTGACTTCTATGAAGTGTTTAAGAGTCTTGCACCCGAAGAAGTCAGCTTTCCTCGTGGTGTAAGTGAAATCGCCAAATGGCGAGCAAGTGGTGCATTGGTTCAGAGCGGATGTCCGATTCATGTTCGTGGTGCTATCGTTTACAATCATCACGTGAAAGAACTTAAGCTACGTGACGATGAGATTAAAGACGGTAACAAAGTAAAGTTCTGTTATCTGAAGACACCAAACCCTATTGGTTCGAACGTGATCGCGTTCCCTCAGTTCCTACCTAAAGAGTTGAATGCTCATCGATATATCGACTATGATACACAATTTAACAAGACGTTCAAGGAACCTTTGAAGCTCGTATCAGACGCTATCAAATGGGAACTTGAATATCGTAACACATTGGAGAGTTTCTTTGTCTAAAACAATAAAAGACTTTGACGATGACTTCGGTTTTTCTATGGTTGACACCGAAGAGATCCTGAGTTATAATCAACCTGAGATTAACACTCTTTCGGCTGAGAACGAAGATCTTCATCTTCGACTCGAAAAGATGTACAAAGCTATTGATAAACTGCTTACAAATCTGTCAAAAAATCCAGAACAAGAATTAATTAAATGGCCGAACAGACTTGAACGAATCGCAGAGTTTCGTCTTAAGCTGGAACGCATTCGTAAAGGAGAAGAATAATGTCGTTAATGGATAAATTGCTTAAGGCATCTACAGTCAAGATGACCGCACCATTGCTCGATTCAAAGGTGTTTGGTAAGAAAGAAATGGTGCCGACGCAAGTTCCTATGGTGAACGTTGCACTATCTGGCAGTGTTGACGGTGGGCTTTTGCCAGGTCTTACAATGCTTGCAGGGCCTTCGAAACACTTTAAGTCGGCCTTTGCATTGCTTATGGCTGCAGCATATCAAAAGAAGTATGATGACGCAATCATTCTCTTCTATGACTCAGAATTTGGTACTCCTCAAGCGTACTTTGAAGCGTTTGGTGTTGACATGGCTCGAGTCATTCATACTCCTATCACGAACATTGAAGAGCTGAAGTTCGATATTGTTCAGCAGCTTGAAGCTATCGAGAAGAAAGATCACGTCATTATCGTTATCGACTCGATTGGTAACCTTGCATCGAAGAAAGAAGTCGATGATGCTGCTGATGGTAAATCGGTTGCAGACATGTCTCGGGCAAAGCAGTTGAAGTCGGTATTCCGTATCGTCACTCCTCACTTGAACCTGAAAGACATTCCAATGGTTGTGGTCAACCACATCTACATGGAACAAGGTCTGTATCCAAAAGCAATCGTCTCGGGTGGTACTGGTATCTACTTGTCGGCTGACAATATCTGGATTCTTGGTCGTCAGCAAGAAAAAGAAGGTACCGAGATCAAAGGTTATCACTTCGTGATTAACATCGAGAAGTCTCGTCATGTTCGTGAAAAGTCGAAGATTCCGATCACTGTTACGTTCGATGGTGGTATTGCTAAGTGGTCTGGTTTGATGGAAGTCGCTGAAGAAGGCGGGTTCTTGCGTAAACCAAAAGTTGGTTGGTACGAAGCAGTCGATCCTGAAAGCGGTGAAGTACTCTCGGATAAATTGCTTCGTGCAAAAGAGATCGCCGATAACGGTGTATTCTGGAAAATGATGTTTGACAAAACCGGATTTGCAGAGTATATTAAGAACAAATACACTGTTGCAACTCGTACTCTTATCAACGATGACGAGGCGCACGTCGATATTGATGACGAAGATCTTGAAGACTAATAAAGCTATAACTGGTGGCAGCGAATCTGCCACCAGTCCAATTGATATGAGGTACGTATGATCGAACAAACAATCTTAGCAGGTATGATTCATAATGAAGGATATGTAAGAACGGTCTTGCCTTTCCTGAAAGACGAGTACTTCGAGGATCAAAACGAAAAGTTTATTTACACTACGATTAAGTCGTACATCGATCAATACAACGGATTGCCTACTCTTTCGGCTTTGAAGATTGCAATCGATGCATCGAATTCATTGAATGAAGAACGGTACAAACAAGTCAATACAACTCTTGATTCGTTGACTTACGACGAAAAGACTGACATGACTTGGTTGGTTGATACGACCGAAAAGTTCTGTCAAGACAAAGCGATCTATAACGCAGTTCGTCAATCAATCCTTGTTCTCGATGGTAAGATTAAAGATCTTGATAAAGGTGCAATCCCAGAACTATTGAGTGATGCTCTCGGTGTAAGCTTTGATACAAACGTCGGCCACGACTTTCTTGAGAATGCAGATGAACGCTTTGACTTCTACCATCGAGTAGAAGAGAAGCTTGAGTTTGATCTTGAGTACTTCAACAAGATCACAAAGGGTGGCCTAAGTAAAAAGTCTCTGTCGGTTGCTCTTGCAGGCACTGGTGTTGGTAAGACTTTGTTCATGACTCATTGTGCTGCAGCATCTCTATCTGCTGGTAAGAACGTTCTCTACATCACCATGGAAATGGCTGAAGAACGAATCGCCGAACGTATCGATTCAAATCTTCTTGATGTAACTCTTGACGATCTTCGTCTGCTTCCAAAGCCTATCTATAACTCGAAGATTGAAAAGATAAAGGCGAGAACAGTAGGCAAACTTATCGTGAAGGAATACCCCACGAGTTCTGCAGGTGCAAACCACTTTCGTCACCTGTTGAATGAATTGAAGCTGAAGAAGAACTTCGTGCCTGATGTTATCTTCATCGATTACTTAAACATCTGTATGAGTGCTCGGTTGAAACATGGTGCTAACATGAACTCGTACAT